AAACGGAACCCGTTGCGCCGGTCACGGAGATACCAGACGACACCGCGTAAACGCGGCTTTCATACTGGTTCTGTGTATCGGAAGCGGTGACGATCACATAATAGGTGTTGGTCGCCAGCGAGCCCGAAGTACCTGCGGTGCCGCCCAAAGTGGCAACGCCAGTCCAAGAAGGAACCATGTTGGTGGAGCAGAAGCGAATACCGTGCCACTGACCAACTTCGTAGTTGTACAGTTTGTTCACATCCGAGTAAGACGCGGCCAAAACGAAGGTCGAGTTCTGGGTCAGGTCGCCTTCAACGAACGGATGCACGATTGCCACATAGTGCGGCATACCGCGCGGGTTGTTCGAGGCGCGTGCGCCGCCAGCATCAGCTTCGAGCTTGGTGTTGGTCATCTCATCGCCCATGTAGCGCGGTGCGCCGAGGGTAACGAGCTGCGAGTATGCGCGGTTGATCTCGTAGGTGTTCAGAACGTCACCAGCAACCAGCGAGCCACGCGCGCCACGGGAGTTCACATAGTTGACCTGCGTGAAACCAGCAAGGGTGTTGAACGTGTTGCGTTCAAGAGTTTCCGCCGTCTGAAGCGCAACAAGCTTCTTGGCTTCGTTCATGATCGGGTGCTTGATGGTCAGCTCTGCAACGTCGGTGACGGTGATACGATCCCCCCACTGCTGCAAGGTTACTGTAACCTGACCAATGGTCATGGTCTCGCCAACCGGAGGGACACCTTCCGAAAGTGGCTGGAAGGGCAGCGGTACGCGGTTGTAGCGGGTCGCTGTGAAGGTCGTGCCGCGCCCGGCGGGCAGGCGCTCTGGATCACCAAACTGGTAAGCCACAAGCTGTCGGCGTGCCAAGGGGAGTGTCTCCTTGGCAATAAAGGCTTCAATGTCGGCAGTAAACTGCCCAGAGCTATTCGTAGTCGCCATCTCTATGTCCTTTCAAAATGACGACCCATCATTTAGATGAATACGTCAGCAAGTCTGTCCTCAATGCTTTTGCCGCCACGACGGTCAGCCGAAACATTGCTTTGCGAATTTCCGGGACGCGCCGACTGCCGACGAATGTTATCCGCACCCGTCTGCCGTTGTTTGGCCCCAGCCACCCGACCCCGCTCCACTGCCTCTTTGCCTGCGAGGTAGTATAGCAACGTCTGGCGGTCTACGTTTTGGCCTCTGCTGCGCAGGATCGCCAGCTCGGCCTCAACCTTATCCGACAACCTTGCGGCTGTCTTGTCTGTTACTGCCAGCGTTTTAAACGTCGCCTTATCGTTGCTATCCCACATCTGGAACTGCATCTGCTGAAGCTGTTGCTGGTTACGCATCTCAGCTTGCTGAAGCTGGTACGTCATCCGCTCTTCAGGCGACATCAACTCTAAACGCTGGCGTTCAAGAGCAGGGTCGGGGCGTGAAGCCATCTGCTGCTGTTGAGCACGAAACTCTTCTAGCTGACGACGGGTCTCTGCGGCTTCTTCCCGTGCTTTACGGGCTTCTTCTTTGGCCGCGAGAACGGTGCGTTCGCGTCGGCCTAAGCCCCGCGTTTGCCCCCGGTCATCTTCTTCATCTTTTCCTTTCGCAAGGGGCGCATCTCCATCTTGTCCGTCCCGTTGCCCTTCGGCATCGTCTTCAATTTCGTCTTCGACTTCATCTTCGATTTCGTTGACATTGGAAACGTCCTCATCGTCATAATCGTCGTCAATATTCATTTTACGCTCCTTAGTGGCTTACGGTCACTGGTCGAACGGTGACTTACGGCCACCAGTCGAGAATGTATTATTAACCTGTCTTTGCCTAAACTGTCAAGTTTAAGCGCTAAGGTATTGTTCTGGAAGGGGGAGCCATGCGGGCGTCGATCTTCTTCAGCTCCTCAAGGATATTTTCCAACTTGTCTTCCAGCCGAATAAGCCGGTCTTTGGCTCCGTCGGCGTTGTCTTTCAGCTTGGAAAGCTCCGCCTGTGTTGCCACGTCATGAAGCTCAATAGTCGTGACACGACTATCAAGTTTCGACGCAAACCAGATCAGGGAAAAGGCGTTAAGCGCCAAGCCCAATATAAGACTTATCGGTACTTTTTTATCTAGGTGCCACGCCTCTTCGTCCATGATGTTCCTTTTAGACTGCGGTCTGCAAAGTGTTGCGGAGAGAGACTTCCATAGCTTTCAGGGAGGCCCAATCAGCATCGGTCGGATCAGCTCCGGTCGAAATGATATTGTACACCGTTTCCGCAAACGGAGCGATGTCTTCACCAGCTTTGATAAGCAGGGGCACGAGGTTCATGGCCTCGGTAAGAAAGGTGATAACTGCGGGGGTCATAGGTGCTCCTATTTAATTCCGGCGGCGGTGGCAATCTGCTCCGCTTCGCTGATAGCCAATGTGGCGGCGTCGTACAAGCCCGTAACCCCAAGATCGCCGGGATGCGCGCGGGAGAAAGCCTCAAGATTGTCGAGCGCGGTTTCAACCTGCAAATCCGCAACCTGAAGTTTCTTGATAACCACCGTGTCGGCGCACAGCGCTTTGAGCGAGCTTTTTACGCCGGTGGCGCACAAGGGTAGCTTGCGGTAGTTGGCCGCTGGTGCCAGAAACACCGCGTCATAAGCCGCCCGCATTTCATAAACGGTCTTTAGGCTGGGAGCCTGCGCCGTAAGCGCCGCGCACCCCGCAAGGGATACGGACGCCAAAACAATGAGCGCGATGCGTTTCATTTGCCGCTCCCAATAGGCGTGCTGGTAATGGCGCGAAGGCCAATGATGATCGCGCCGATGGCTGCGCCCGCGCTTGGCGAAACGCCAAGGCTATGCCAGTCCACTGCACCAAGATAGTTCAGGACTGCGGGGCCAATCGCCACAAGCAGCCCAAAGAAAACGGTCTTAAACCCTGTCATGATATGCTCCTCATGTTACGCCGCAAGACACGCCATGCGGCAAGCGTTGACACGGGATGTCCACCCGTGCCCAAAAATACGGAAGTCCGAAAGCCGCTCAAGGAGGGTAAGCCGGTGTTCGCAGATTGCGACCGCCACCGCTTTCGCATCCGCTTTGTTTACCGCTTCCAAAGTCTGTGGGCCCATCACCCCGTCGGGAACCACTCCAAGGATTGACTGCAAAGCGCGCACAGCGCCGCTTGTGCCAAAATTGACTGCATAATCGAAAACGGCCAAGTCCACGCCAGTGGGCAAATCATCTCCATGCACATGATCCCAATAGAGCGCCTTGTATATGTCCGTGGCTTCGCCGACGGTCAGATTGCGAACATCATCAACGGAGACCGGCGCGTGCCGCCATGCCGACAGTGTGATGTGGGTGATCCCCATATTGGTTGCGCCGCCCTTGTCATTCGGGTTGTCGCTGAACCCGCCTTCATACTGAAGGGTAAAGTCAAGACACTTGGTAAAGTTCTCTTGCATGATAGCTCCTTAGTAAGCGAAGCAGGATACTGCCAGTATGTCGCTGGCAACCCAAGCTGTAGCTACGGCTACATCCGAATATTGGGTTAGTGTTACCGACGTGGTAGTAGATGCAGTTTGTTTTGTGCGGAACACCGCCGTTGAAGTTGTAGTTACGTCATCAGCAAAACAGTTCCAGCCTGTCGTTGCCGCAGGCAAACCTATCACGCCCGATGTTGCTGTGCCGCCTGTTCCCACGTTGATGCGGAACGCTGCTGTGCCGTTGTTGGCCGTAACCGAAGGTGAAGTGCCAAAGCCAGAAGAGATAGTTGGTGCAGTCGAAGACACCAGCAAATTGGTTGTGGTGAATGTTGCTGCTTTTGCCGTTGTAAACGTCCCTGCTGCCGCGGCTGTCCCGCCAATAGCCGGAGGCGAAGCAAGATATGTGCTGAAACCTGTGCCAGAAACAGTGCTACTCGCCGTCACTGTCCCGGCGGTAATTGAGGTTACTGTAGGGGTGGCTGAGTATGCGGGCGCAACGCCGACACCGCCTGACACAAGCACGGAACCTGTAGCCACGTCAGAAAGTTTGCTGATTGTTGTGGAAGCTGAAGCGTAAGGCAGATCGCCGATGGTGTAAGAGGCCAACCCTGTGCCGCCATTGGCCGCGCCAAGTGCACCCGTCACGTTGGTAGCTGAAGCAAGGTTCAACGTCCCGAAAGCGGGGGCAGCGCTGCCCCCAACACTGAGCAAAGGCTGCCCTGCTGTACCGACTGTTGTTGCCGCAACCGCGCTGGTGCCGTTCCCGTAAAGAAGCCCGTACTGAGTTAAGGTTGTTGCGCCTGTCCCGCCGTTGCCCACGGCAAGCGTGCCTGTAACCCCTGTGGTCAGGGGTAGACCGGTGACGTTGGTCATCACACCGCTGGCCGGAGTGCCAAGTGCGGGCGTAACAAACACGGGGCTGGTGGTGGCAGAGATCGCGCCAGAACCGTTAAGGTTCTGGGTAAGCGCCGTGGCAACGCCCGTACCAAGCCCTGACAATGCCGAAGAAGGAACTGTAGTGCTGGCCGTCAAAACGCCGGTGCCGTTGCCGTACAAATAGCCGGTAAGGGTCGTGAATATCGGGGCTACCGAAAACGTTTGCGTCGCCGACCATGTGTTCGGGTCAAGCAGCGTGCCATAGCTCAAGATACCCGCGCCAATCACGGTGTTCAGTTTTGCACCGGTGATTGCGCCGGTGCCGTTGGTGGTGATGGTGCTGTTGTTCTGCGAGGTAAGAGCGGAACGCGTGGACTGCGCCGCTGCCGGGGTCGCAAGCATAACAAGCGCGAAAAAGGCAAGTAAACGGCGCATGGGAATGTCCTTAGGTGTATGATACGGCTACGGTTTGCCCTGTTCCGGGGACAATTACCAGCCCGTTAAAAAACGGAAAATTAATGTCGTAAGTTCCAACTGTGTTCGGAATAACGGCGATCTGGTTGCCCGCGACCGCGCCAGCGGCGATACCTACATCATTGACCGACCCCGCCGCGCTGCCCGCAACAATCACGTTGACTTTTGCCACACGCCCTAATCCACCTTTTACAAGGGTGGCAGTGGTTAAGTATAACGCGCTTTGAGCGCCGGCCTGAATTTCCTGTCCAAGCACCATGTCACATTCTCCGAGGCATAACGCGCGGGTCGCGCATCTGGTCTTGTGGTATCATACCCGGCGGCTGCTGTCCACCGCGGGGGGCCATAGGTTGCGCACCGGGGCGCGGCTGGCCCGGAGAACCCGGCCCTGCTCCACCCGGCATACCCGGCTGTCCTTTTGGTGCCAGTGCTTCCTGCTGGGCTTTCTGCTGGGCCATGAGCGCCATCTGATGCTCAAGCATGTGAGCGCGATAAGTGCCATGCGGGTCGCCTTGCTCTTCCATTCCCTGCAAGTGAACCTGCATGTGCTGTTGATGATTATCCAGCGGATGAACCGGAACGTTGTGCCCTTGCAGAAGCAAATCGTTTTCGCGCTTTGGATCGACGGACAAGGACGAACGCAAGTCTTCAAACACCAGCGGGGCCAGCCGTGGCCCAAAGGTGTTCTCCATCATCTGCGCAATGACCGGGGCAAGGTTGAGCTTGTAGCCTTGATACATCTGCGGCGGGATGCCCTTGACAATGTTCATCATGGCGATCTGCTGCTGCACCTGCTGCGCGGTGCGCGCGGCTTCAACACCGAACCAGCGGAACTGGTACCGGGCATTCATCTGGATCGGGTCGATGTCTTGCATCGCTGCCCGCATCCCCAACTCCCCGAACGACCGTATCTGAAGCGTCTCGTCGCGGAACTGATGATCCAGTTCAATGAAGCGCTCAATGATCGGCGTCAGCACGGCGCTCTCAACTACAGTCACCACATCGGCGGTGGTCAGGACATCGACTTGCTGTTCGTTGGCGACTTCCGCTTGGCTCTGTTTCTTGCGCGACCCTTGCGTGATTTGTGAAGGGTTGACGCTAAGTGTTTGAAAAATTTGTTGCTGAACTGCCGCAATAATTTCAAAGCCGGATTTCCAAAGCTGGGGGAACTCTGCAAACTTGGTATCGCTCGGGCTGGTCTCCCAGATCGCCGCCATGCTCAACACCATGCTGCCGACCTTGGGGTTCTTCTCGGGATCGGTCAACACAATCGGCATGAGGCCGTAGGCCATGCTGTCTGCGGCTTCATTTACCGTGTCGTTGGCAAGATACTGAAGATCGGCCACCGCCTGCACGCGGCTAATACCTTTGATCGAGCCCTGCACCTTTTCCAACGGCTCGGAGATCAGCGGAAGCTTGTCTGACCAGTACGGGTTGCGCATACAGGACAACACTTTGTCCGCGCCGCCAAAATAGGTGCGGCACAACCTCCACCCGTCTGGGGTCTTGACGTTTGCCCATGTTTCGTAGATCAGAGCAAACTTACCCTGCCCTGTGCCTTTGATGCCTGCGGCGTCAGCCATAGCCTTGGCTTTGTCCGGCGTGTGTGACCGGTTGTCTTTTGACATCTCCTCAATCAGTGCTTCGCCTTCTTTGGCGTCGATCTGCCCTTCGGCAATCATGGCCTTGATCTTGGCCTTGCCCCAGCGACGGATGATTGTGGCGGAACCGCCGGATGCAATCGCGTCCTCCGCACGGCTGGTTGTGGCCGGAAGGATAAGCACGTCGCTGTCGGCCAATATCTCGACCGTAGGGTGCGCGGACTTCAAGGTCTCTTCCTCAATGTCCTCGACTTCCTCATCGGGAGCAATGACGCCGGGCTCAACCTGCGCGGGCCGCTTGACGCGGCGCACCACATGGCGTTCGCGTTCCGACCAGTCTACATAGACGTTGAACTGCCCTTCGATGTCGGCGTTGCGCAGAAGGGCGGGGATCAGCTCGCGCAGCCGCGCCTTGCGAACGTAGTGCTCGGCCAAAGCCATGATGGCGTGCGGGGTAGTGCCGTCTGAAGATGTGACCTCGACGTACCGGCCAGACTGCGGGAAGATTTGATTGGCGAACCGTGTCTTGCGGGCGTTGACCGCATTGTAAACGATTGGAAGAAAGATGCGGCTGTTGCCGGAATAAAACTGGTTCTCGCCCAGCTTGCAGTTGTAAATATCCCAGTAATCCTGAATGTCGTTGGAGCGTGGGAGCTGATCTTCAAAACCCTTCTCCACGTCGCGGTACAGGTCAAGCAGCTTTTCGCGGGTCTTCTTTCCGCGAGCAAGGTTCTTGGAACGATCCTTCAAACCTGAAGTGTCGTCGTCTTCGACGTTGAGCAGCTCTTCTTCCTCGGCCATGTCTTAGCTCGCTGCTGGTGCGGGAGCGGCGGAAGGATCGTACAGCGTCTCGTTGTCGCGCAGAGCGGTCTCGTTCAGGCTTAGGTTGGTCGTCACAACAGTGGCGTCGCCGGCAACTTCCTGCACAACTTCTGGCGTAATGGAAGGAAGGGCTGCGGCTAAACGTCGCATCTGAGTAAGGATGGCCTGAGCGTGTTCATTTCCCAGCATAAGGGCATGGCCCATGGCAATGTCGATGTCTAGGAAAAAAGTCTCGCGCATATCAGTCCCTCGTTGCCAACGCGCTCATGTAGCGCCGCCCGTCCGATGTGGTTGCGTATCTTATACCCTCATTCTCGGCGTCGTGCAAGCCGGGGGTCAGCGTGGCCGCAAAACACTCTAGCCCTTCGCACAGAACCTTGTACACGCCCTCGACCGCATGATCCTGTTCGATCTCCCGCGCATAGCCGCCGGACAGTGCCCTGAGCGTCCACGACGCCGCTGTGCTTACCCTAAAGGCTGGCCGCCCATGCGAGAGCTTGCGCATCATGTCCCGCATTTCTGCGCGCCCCTTGAC